TAGTGATATCATCAAGAGATACAACTGTCTGGTTTTCTACTGCGTTTAAAAAGTTAATAGAATCTGCAAGTTTATCAGAGGACATACCAAAAGCATTTTGCAATGATATAGTAGTTTCAAGTGCTTTTTGACTATCAATTTGACCAAGAACAGAAAGACGTGTTGCTTCTGTAGTTTGTCTTTGTAAATCTAATCCTTGAAAACCTGCAGCAGCAGCCTCAGCAGCAAGACCAACTGTTTGAGATACGGCAATTCCATATTTAGTAAACTGTTTTCCAAGTTCTGTAATATTATCTAAAGCAAGTTTTGTTTCTTCTTGTGGTGTAAATAAATCTCCATAAACCTTTTTAAATTTAAGAGCCTGGACTTCCATCTCCATAAATGTTTTTGTTGCAGCAGACCCAACAATTGAAAGTGGTATTGTAAAACCAACCATTAATTGACGTCCAGCCCATTGTGTATTCTTACCAAAGTTTAAGAGATTGGTAGAACCTTGGATCATTAATTGATTAAATAATGCTTGTTTTTGTGCTGCTATGGCTGTCTTTGTACCAAGATCTTGCATATTGAGGGAAGTAGGTCTAATGGCAATTGCTTCCATTGCACCACTAGCATTACGACCCATTTTAATATATTGAGTTTGTAATGTTTTTACACGTTCTTCGGCTACCCTGCCAATTGTGTCAAATTCTGTTTTAAATATTCTGCCGAATGTTTTTGTAGATGCTCCAGCATAGCGGAAGTATTCCCGCATTGAAAACTTATTTTTTTCTAAAGAGTTTGTAAAGGATTCTGCACTTGTTCTAACTGTGCGAAGTTCTGCAGAAAAAGCACCAATTGAATTTATACTACCAATTAGGTTTTTCTGCAGAGACCTTTGAGCAAGTGCTGCAGACTCACTTGATTTAGAAATAGAAGAGTGAAATTGAGATATCTGTCTCTGTAAAGCCTTTAGTTGTGCTAATGCTTGCGACGTGTCTATATTTACGCCAATATTAGCATTAACATCAGCCATATATCACACCTTCTTTAATATGTAATTATTCTTGTGTTTTAAGAATGTCTGTAACAGATGACAAATTAATGCCAGATGCTGCTTCAACAATTTTATACACAGTTGGAAGATCAAGAAGATCTTCTAGTTTTTGAATGTCTCCAGCCAATTCTGGCTTATATTGCTGCATAGCAATTTGTACACACTCAATTAGAAGAGTCATTGATTTCTCATTATCTTCTGCAACCTTAGCCACCCCTTCAAACTTCTTCATAAATGGACGAAGAAGAGAGATTTTTAGCGGGCGAACTGTTATTTTTGTTCCATCAATGAGAGTAACTTGATCATTCTCATGCGTGGTTGTCGCCATTATTTCCTCCTATAGGTTATGTCAATTATAGCATAAGGAGGCTATTTTGTTAGGTCTTCGTAATCCAAACCCATTCCAATACCAAACCCTGCTTTCTGTGCATTAGGACCTTGTAATGCTAAAATATCACTACCATCAATACTCTTTCCTTTACTAAATACTCTTGCCTTCATGTCTTCCCATTCTTTTTGACCTTTATCTTTATTTGTTTCCCCGTCCAAATCTACGCCCTGAATTGCAGCCAAAAATTTCTTTTCTGTATAATCTAACTCTCTGCTTACTTCTAGGGTTGCCATTAATTCTGGCATTGATAAAGAACTTTCTAATTCTTGGTAGTCTTTCCAAATACCCAATAAAAATACCTCAGATTCTAGTTTGGCTAAATCTAAATTTTCCCATGTTTCTCCGCTATCAATGGCTTGATCTTTTACTGGCTCTTCTGATTTTTTATTAATACGTATTCCAGCGGCAACGTCTAAAATATCATAAATTGTTGGCATGTCTATGTTATCTTCAACCTCTTCTACACTATTAGATATTTTTGGATAATACTGTTTCATACATACTCTTACGCACCTAACTAATACCTCAACGGCTTCATCATCATTTTTAGTATTTTTAATATCATTAAAAACTGACATAAATTCACGAAGATATTTTATTTTTAATGGTATTACTTCTAATTCTGTACCATCAAATAAGTACACGACTTTGCTTTTATATATTGTGGTTGCCATAGAATTCTATTCTATCACAAACACAACAAAAAACCCACCTCCGAAGAAGTGGGTATTTGTTTAATCTGAATTTAGATTATGATTGACCGTATGTGCGATCTACGATTTTACCGTAAGATCCTGATGTATCTTCTGGCAATAAACGGAATGATACTTCAAACATTGAAGCCTCATCACGCTTTGCTGATACAGTTACGTTTTCAATTGACAAAGCACGGTATGCTGTGTAAACTCTTTCAACTTCGGCTGCAGTTGCTGGGTTTCCAGTTCCTGGGCCAACAGCAACTAATCCTCGCTCCAATGGAACTTCTCCAATGTCGCCAGCAGAAAGATTTAATGTTCTTCCTGTAGATGCTGCTTTGTTTCCTGAAATTTCGTCTTCAGCATACGCTAGAGCAAGAAGCAAGTTTTCTAAAGTTGCTTCGGCAAAGGCTGTTGCAAGATTTACCTGCATGCCTTGCTTAAATAGTCTAGCAACGTCAAGAACCTGATCTACCTGGACTTCACCGAAATCTGGTTGGAACTGTAATTCAAGACCGTTCATTGTATAACCTACGTTAGTATACGCTGCATCTGCTGTAAGTGTATCTTTAAAAGACTCACTTGCATCAAACGCTTCCAGTGTTGCTGGAGTTAAAGTTGTGTCAGCAATAAAAAGTGCTGCTGCACCAACGATAATGTTGTTCGACGTACCACGGCTATATGGCATGTATTTTACCTCTTTTCATAATAATAGATATTAAGTTGTATGGCGTTGTTTCCTCGATATAATTATATCACCGTTTTAGGAGTACCTTTGATTTGAGCCTTCTACGCTTACCGTGTGATAGTCATACTCTATGACTAACTTGTTTAGCCCCAAAGTTCTGGCTGAGGCTAATTCTATTATGTCTCTACTTTCATCTGCTTGATATACTTTTAAATTGTGAAAAAATACATTTTTAGGGATTACAGCACCATTTTCATCCTCTATGTCATTTTCTGCTATCCAAGAGTTTAAAGCCTGCGCTGCAACATCTTCTCGATCAAGACACTCTATTATTACTCTGGTTGTATCAAATAATTTAGAAAGGTTAGGGCTATAGATAAAATATATTAATTGCTCTCTTTTATGTTTATAAAATGGAGTAGGTCTAAACCTCATAAGTCTGTCGAATATAATTACAGTAGTATCAGGATTATTTCTAATAAAAGGAATATCATTATAAATACCTTCTACGCTGTCTGGCACTTGGGCAGGAAAAAATGGTTGAAACGGTTCTGGTCCAGTTGGCATTAATTCAAATTCTTTAAGTTCACTGTTAATAAAGGCATTAACAAAGAGCGGCGGGAATCCAGTTTCTTTTGATACTATTGATACCATAATACTATTCTACACCAATCTTTGCATTAACGATCCACCTAAATCCAGTATCAACACCTTTAGACTTGCCTAACTTAGATCCAGAGTTGATATTTTTTTTGAATACTGTTGGTTTTTTAATATAATCGTATATTCCGCTAGCCCGCAAAAATGATTGTTTAAAGTATCTTAAAATAAATTCATCCATAGTTTTTTCAAAAGATCCTTGAGCCTGAACTCCTCCAGGGTTTCTAACTGTTACAGGGTTTTTAGTAAATACAGTTTGACCACCTTCATTAAAAACAAGAACTGGAGATTTTATTGGTTTAATTACAACTGGAATTCCTTCTTCCATAATTTTAGCCTTATTGTAAAAAGGAATATTTGATTCTTTTTTTACACCTCTTGATTGAGTAAATGTTGAGTTAATGCTTAGCCCCAAATTACTAACAGTATATGTAATGTTAAATAGCCTTGAACTTGGACTACCCGTTTGATACCACTCATATACATGTTTAAGTGCTGCGGGATTTCCCCTTGCAGAAACATCTATATATCTAGCCATTGCATCTATTGTTGCAACTCCTAGGTTTTTTAAAAAAACAGTTTTACCCTTTTGAGCACCATCTAAAAATCCATAAGCATACTGAACAATGTTGTTCATTTGTTTATCAAAACTTTTAGTATTTGTTGTAATTATCATTAGTCTGTTATTGTTTGATTTTCTGTTCTACGTAATAATACCTTAAAATACTCAATTGATCCAAATGGTCCAGTAAAAGGGTCTACAGTTGCTACCTCATAGATTGTTCCACGTCCAGACCTTGAGCCTCCTGTTTCTCTATAAATGAGTTGGTCGTTGGCATTACGGATATTTGTAATTAAAATATTGTTAATTGCATTTTCTGTTTCAGTTGAAGACATTCTAGGATCTGCTTTTACTCTTGCTATTAGTTTGTTTTCATGTTGTAAAAATGCTTCTGGTTTAATTTGTTCAGTACCCGCCCCTCCTATAGAGGTAGCATTGCATATAATTGTTCTATCATAAAACCAGGTTCTACTTGCTTGTCCGTATTGTGTTTGGTTTATTACTGGATAATATAGGTCAGCCTTCATTGGATAAAGAAAGTCTGTTGTTGTACAGTCTTCCATTATAATACTCCTGGACGGATGATATTCTCTTTATATTTTTCTAAAATTTTATCTACTAGGATGTTTCCAGTACCATCAATTAAACGTTTATCGTATTCAATTTTAAATTGATCGGTGCTATAGTTTTTAATATATCTCTTATAGTAATCTAATTTTCCACACTTAATGTCATCAATTAACATTAATGTTGCATCTTGGATATCATAAGGAACAACCTTATACCCAGTCTCTAGCAACATAATATAATCTGCTCCTTCTGGAAATGCAACTCCAGGCACGACAGTCTGAGTGTGTCCACTATCTTCTGTATCAAACATACTGATAGAGTCTGAATATCCTAATGGAATGCGTGAGTATCTTCGTTCTGCACGATTGATAGAGTCAGTTGCTTCTAGTGGATCTTTAGTAATTGCTGTTTTATCTTTAGTAATTAAAAAAGTATAGTCTAACAATTCTGGTCCGTCTTCGTTGTCTATATCATAAACCAGTTGTGCATTTTCATATACCTTTAAAATTTTGTGAGTTTTTTTCCAAAGTGGTAGATAGTCATTTCCTTGTCCAACAACCTCTAAGTATGTTCTATCATAATAAAATCCACCAACAGCAGCATCAATAATTGCTCTTGCTAAATTTTCATAACCTGTATAAAGTGCTATGTCAGTTGCTGTACCAGATGTAGCCAAAGATGTTGGATCTACGTATGGTCTCATAATTTCTAAATTATCTTGTACTACAATATCACCACGTACAATATTTGCTCCAGAAGATCCACCATCTTCATAAATTGTTAAAGCATATGATTTATCATATTTAACAAAATCATCATCTAAAGAGTAGGTTATTTTTTTACTAGCATTAGACTCAATGGTCTCTTCAATTTCTGTTAATTCTGCAACGTTTTCAATAACAATAACATAGTCAGCATTAGCATCTGGAACTGTATAGGTTACAGAAAGTGGATAGGGTGGAAGACGTAATATTTGCATTTTTATTTACCGTAATATGATGCTACCTCTTCAGGTGGTGCAATTCTTACCAACCTGTGGGTTAACCATTTTTCGGATGCCTCCTTTGATACTATGTTGTATCCTACCTTAAGGGCACCTAGGTTATCCATATGTAGGTTTCTTTCTGAGTATAACGCTATTTTGTTTATCATACTTTTTGCTTTATCTGCTTCTTGAACCTGTTCTTCTGTTTTTTCTGGTGGAATCCAACTAGCCAAGATTTCTAAAATTTCAAGTTTAGTGGTTGATTCAAACAACTCTATATTATTTTTTTTTGCATATGCCTTTAATGCCATTACAGTTTTAGTCGATAATTCTTCTATTGTTAAACTCATAATTCTCCTATGCTTATTTGTAATTATACCAGAATAAGAATAAGGCGGGTAGTTTTTACGCTACCCGCCCTAATATTTGATCTTTTAGATCTTAGGAATCAGCGCTATCTGAGTCAACATAAGCGACTGCATCTAGTTCTTCCCATTGGATACCAAAGCGTACAAATACTGTGTACTCAATTGTATCTTTCTTTGGCTTGTATTCACGGTTTACAGTGATGTCTCTCTGGAAACCCCATACACGGTTCTGAGGGAATGTCAAATCGACATAACCTGCAGGGTAGTAAGGAACTTCTAGAACGTCTACACCAAGTACACGGGTTGTGCGTGAGTTGCCAGTTGTCTGTGCACCACCATCAAGGAATGCTTGACGATTTGCTTCAGTACTTCCTGGACGGTTAGCAAATGCTTCTGCAACTGCATCAGCAAGTGTACCGTTGTTACGAACAATACCAGCAAAAGCATCAGTACCTGCGTAGAACTTAAGGTTTGACTTAAGTGCACGATACTTACGAGGCATTGCTAATAGCAAGCCTTGCATTACTGATGTTGAGTAGTTGTTGTCTGAAACTGTTGCAGCATATTCGTGAGCGTCGTTTCCGACTGTTCCACGAGTTTGCTTAACAAAGCCAGGCATGATGGAAAGGAAGGCATCTGCGCCTGATCCTAGACCATTAATAGCAAGGTCTTCAATATCGTTAGCGAATGCATTGGTCATTAAGCGAACTAAATGATCTTCAAGTGCTCCACCTTCAATATTGTCTTCTAGTGCTTCAGTTGATACTTCCCAATCAAGACGAATCTTTTTGGTAGTTAATTCAACCTTTGAGAATGTTGCACCAATGTTTGTGTAATCTGGTGCGCCTTGTGCGGCTGCACGGATAACACGCTCTCCAACGTTGACCTTTTCGATCTCCATTGTATTGGCACGCATTGTAACTCTACGACCATCTTTAGCGAGAACTGTTGCATCCCACACATAGTCGATGAAGCGACGTGCTTGTTCTGGTGCTAGAATACCACCTGCTGCGCCTGTTGGGTTTACTGCGTTTGCTCCAGATGTTGATCCGAATGCTGCAGTTGCAGTGTTACCAAGTTGTGATCCTACAGACGCTGCTGCAGAATCTAAACCAGTAGCACTACCTACGCCACCAGATACGAATGAGCCTTGAGAGTTAATCTCTGCGCCTGCTCCGCCTGATCCTGGGTAGTTTTTTTCTAGGTCTTTATTTTGTTCCGA